GAGCAACAAACGGCTGATAATTCGCTCCATCTCATCCCCATTCAGAGAAGACAGCGCTTCTCCGATAACAGATACAGCTTTCTGGGAATCGATGCCAGCCAGTAAATTATCCGCATTAGCCTCTTCGGTTCCGTTTCCCCCAACGAGTGAAATGAAACCGCCAAGAGCGGGACCGATTACCTTTGCCACATCCGCGGCGATACCGGCGCTCTTCATTGCCGGAAAAGGCGTAACGTAAAAGGAATACTCACCAATATCGAATTGGGTGGATTCCGTTCTTTTCAGCGCGTACATATTTTTACCTCCATTCAAAGAAACGGGGGAGAACCATCCCCTTGATCCTCCCCCTTTCGTTCAGCTTATTCGCCCTCTTCGGTGAGATCAGCCTCACCAGTGGAAAGTTCCCATTCAAGGTCGGGGGCCTGACGTCCGAACTGCCGAGGCGCAGAACGCACAACCCAGCAAGCGTCGGAGGCAAAGACCATGCCGCCCTTCAAATCCTTAATCAGGATCGGGAACAGGGCATTTCCGGTTTCCACATCTTCATCGAACTTGTCCTGAAGGAACTTCGCAGAAGCAGAAGATCTCAGCAGAACGATCCGAATGTTGTAGGTTCTATCGGGGCTGACGGAACGGACGATTTCGCCGTCGCAGCCGACCTTCTTCGTGATGCCGTCCCCGTTCGGCTCGATCTGAATGAAACTGTCCTCTGCATACCCTTCAACGATGTGGGAGCCGAGGGTGCAAGTGATTTCACGGGGGTTGTAGGTTTTGATTCTTCCAGCGGCCATTTATTTCACCTTCCTCTCTTACAGCTCGTAGGTCAAGCTGCCCTTGATCTCGGCGAAATGGATCGCCCCGGCAAGTCTCGCCCTGAACTTGCATCCGCGCAGAATACGAGACGCTTTCTCCGAAGCGGTGAGGCTGGAGGCAAGCGGGACAGAAGTGGCGAAACCGGGAATACGAATCCCGTATTCGTCGAACTCGTCCCGAGCGATACCGCCCATAACCTGACCGCGTTTCAGAGAAGCGATCATGGCGTTGTGGATCAGAGCGATACCTTCATCGGTGTACGGAATCTTCGCGTTCATGATGAAAAGATTCACAACACGAATCTGCATATCGTTCTTAAGCCAGTCGCGGAACCGGATCACGTCGGCCCACTCGCCAGAACGGGTCTTGCCGCTCATGGTAATGTTGCGGTTCCCAACCGTGATGAAGTAGCACAGGCCATCTTCCGCGAGGTTTGCAAGCTGAGTGGAAGTCAGCTCGGAAGGATACACAGCGGTGAGCTGCTTGAACGCCGTGGTTTCGGATCCGGGCTGGTAGTTCAGCCAGTCAGCGGTAAACGCCACGTTCATGTACTTGTTGGCACGAGGCATATCCGCAACAACCTGAGTCCCGTTTTCGGGGCCAAACACGCCCACGGTTCTGTTATACACAGCTCCGGTAGAAGCGGTCTTGTTGTTGCGGAGATATTCAGTCTCCGTGTAAACGAACATCTTGTCGTAGGCTTCGATGAACTCGGCGATTTCCTCATACCAAGTCGAATCCACGCCAGCGGTGCAGAGAACGTACCACTTCACGCTGTCGATGGCCCGCTCGATGGCTTTCAGCGGAGACACGACCATTACAGCATCCTGACCTTCGCCCTGCTGAACGGTGTCGGTATCCTTGATGGGAGCGATATACAGAACGGTCGGACGAGGAGTCTGGGAGAACGCAACTTGTGCGGCCTCGGCGATAGGATCATGCGCTTCAAGGCTCCACCCGGTATCCAGAACCTCATCCAGAGATCGGTAAGCACCGAAGTCGGGCGGAGCGGTTTCAGGCGCAACGGACGGAGCAGGACCGACGATCAGCATATTGTCGAAACTGGTATCATCCACGATAGGGGAGACAATATCAATATCGACGGTTGCGATCAGGTCGTAATTTTTCTTGCTCATTCGGATTTTCCTCCGTTTCTATGATTTATGGGATATTGCGGCTCACTTATACGGGATCGGAAGTCTTCTTTCCCCGCTTGATGATAAGAGCTTTGTTTTCCTCGTCAACCTCAACGATCAAATCATCGTCGCTGACATAGGTCACGGAATGCTTCAGGTCAAAGTCGGCTGTAACCGGGTAAAATCCTAACTCTTGCAGGTAATCAAGAAGCCGTCTTGCCGTGGCGTCGAGATGGCCTCTGACCGCAAAGCCATGGGATACATATTCTCCCTCGCGGGTATAAGGAACAAACTCCACCTCGGCTTCGGTGAAGTACCCGGTATTGAACATAGCGAGGATTTCGGATCCGCCTCCACTGCTCGTGGGTGTGTAATGAGGAACGACGGTCGCCCGTTTTTCTTTTTCCTCTTCCGGACTTCCAAACCCTCCGGTTGTACTCGTTTTCCTTACGGGCGCACCCGGTTCAAAGATTTCCTCATCCCCATCGAATCTTCCCGTGGGATAAACAATACTGCTCTCATCGTTTACTGCGGCGTGTTCTACTGCCAAGGAAACGAATGACAGAATGAGCCGCATTCTGGCCCGGTATTCATAAGACGTTTCGCCGATAATACCGGATAAGGATTCTATATCTCCCTCCCGCTGAATCGTCAAGGAATGAATATCGCACCATTCCAGAACATATTCGGAGTTAAGGAAATCATCAAAAGCCGTCAAATCCTCAACGGCGGAATCCTCATAACCGACAACCCCAATCTCTTGATCTACGATTGGTATGCCGTGGGTAAACAGATCTATATCAAGCTGGACATTAGACGCATATTGCTCCACATTCACGCCGTCGAACACTTGAAGATTCGGGCGGGAAGGTCGGGTCACAGTCCCGAATGTCAGCAAAACGAGAGGAAGTTCTGGTTTTGCAATCCTGCTTTGACGCGAAAGAAGCACAATTGCATTTGAGAAATATTCTTCAGTCAGAGAACAAAAAAGTTTTCTGACGTCCTTTATCCTCACAATCCACCTCCATACGTCATCGGAGCATTAAACTCACTTTTCTTTCCTTCTGCATGTTCGGGGACAAGGGCAAATCGGTAGTTGTAATGCGTGAGGATGGTATGAAACCAGTGCTCACACGAAACGCACTCGTACCAATGGCCGTCAAAAAATAGCATATCTGCTTTTGTTCCGGCCTCTCTGTCCGAGATTTTTATTTCTACCTCTCCATGTCCTTCGAGGCGTCTTGCCACGCCCTCGCCCGCTCCATCCTTATCCTGTACCTGATCCCCACCAGACGGATGTACATGGATGCTCACCGTTTTGTCGGTGTATCCAGAAGGAATAGCATACCCATTCCTGATTGTAGGCGGGCCGAACGACCGGAGGGTATATTTCCGGTTGAACAGTCGGATATTCATGCCATCACTTCACTTTCTCCGTGTAGTAGGAGATAGATTTCTCCATCAAGCCGGTTTCGTACAAGGGCTTGTTGAACCCCTTCTTTGCAACCGTGGATGGGGCGTTCGGTACGAATTGCCCCAGCTCTATTTCGTCCACAATATCCTGTTTGACTTTTGCGCCAAACTTCCGGATCAGGCTGTCGGTCTTCTGACCTTTAATCATGGCGTTGAAGATGTTCTCACATTCCTCAACATACTCCACTTCGTGCCGTTTGAAGGATTGCTCCATAAAGGGTCTTGGCGGAATCTTGGAAGTGCCGAATTCGTTGTACATAGCAACATCGGCAACATCGGCTCCATTTTCATAGACACCCTTTCCCCGCTGGAAGCCGACATGAATCGTTCGGTTTGCCAGCCAGTTCAGTTCTGCCATGAACTTTGCGCCCTTCGGAGACATTTTCAAATCATGGAAGCCGATGGACATAGTTCTCACCTTCCCCGCTAATATGGATCGGAACGATCACCATTCTCCGGATGCTGAGATATTGCAAGCCATACGCGGTCAGTGCCAGCTCCGCATCGTTTGCAAGATTAGAAGATTGTGAGGCGCTGAAACTGATAGAACTACCGCCCTCGGAAACACTGGATACACCGAAGCCGAGGCTGGCGGTATTAAACTCGTCGCCGAGGGGGTTATTCCCTTCCCCGGCCATTTTCAATTTGTGGCACACGAGAAAGGCAAGGCCCTGTTCATACAAGTTCCCGAATTGCTTCTTGGAGACCATCGGCTTCACGATTTCGATCCACTGTTCAAGGACTTCATCGCTTATGTCTTTGAACTCCGTGCCTACGACTCTGATTATTTCAAGGGCGGTCATGCTATCACCTCATAGAAGATTTTTAGCCCCGTTTGCCTCTCGCGCCGGTCTTTGTCGTGGTTTTTGTCTCTGGCGTGGTTTCCGCTTTGGGCTGTTCAGGGGCGGGCTGTTCGGGGGCAGGTTCGGGTTCATCGGCAGGGACGTCAACCTCTACCGTTTCCACTCTGGCCTCGCGGCTTCCGGTTTTCTTCGGAACTTCAACGACGTCTACCAGTTCCAGATACCCGAGATCAAGAAGCGTCCCGACCGCCGCGTTATCTGAGAGCTTGAGACCGTCAACGATGGAATCTTCGATTCTTTCGTCCGGAAGAACCATCTGATTACCGATGTGAATCACTTTTGAGCTGCAATTTTTGATGAAAAGCATTTTTAACCTCCAAAAGATGTGTCGTTTTCACGAATGGGACGGGGGGCGGGTTCCCTGTTCCCGTCCCCCGTTTTTGGCTTGTTCGGATCTTAGGAAACGCCGATAGCGATCAGGCAGGACAGGGGGTAGTACACGATGACGCCCGCAGTTCTGGCTTCGCAGGGGATGATGGTTTCCAGATTTCTGGTCTGGGCGGTGTACTGGTTGAAGGGCATCGGGTTCTCGAGGGAGAGCTTCTTCTTGTCCTTCTTGAACAGGAAGGCGACGCCCTGACCACCGGAAGCCGCGGCGTAGGGGTTGGTCTCAACGGAATCGGCATCCAGCTCAGCCGCGCTGACGATCTCCTTGATGTACGGAGCGTTCTCGAGGAGGTAGTTCAGCACGGAGGTAGCGGTCTGCGGGATTCTCTTGGTTGCGATGTGCATATACACATCGGCAGGGACGCAGAGGGTATCGGGGCGTTCCACGTTCTTCGTGGTTCTGGCCACCTGCTTCGCCATGCCGTTGATGTCGTCAAGGATGGCGTCGGGGTCCTTTTCGGTCCACTTGGTCTTACCGGAACCATCAGCGAGGATGGTGTACAGCGGGATAGACTGACCCGCAGAAAGAACGCCCATCAGACCGGAAGCGGTATCACCGGCCCACGCGATCTTGTTGTTCGCGGAGTCGATAGCCCATCTTGCGGACTCGGCTTTCCGGGCATCCAGCCCCTTACCGGCGAGACGGGACGCTCTCATTTCCTGAGCGGAGTAACCGTAGGAAGCACCGAGAGACTTGATCTTGGCGACAGAGGGGGTACCATCCACGTCAGCTCTCGGAAGGTCCGTAGAATAGCTGTCGATGATCTTGGCGACGCCCTTCTTGTCGTAGGTGTAGTAGGTGATGGTTTCCGCGCCCTCATCAGCTTCGGTGCTGATCGGGAAGATGTTCAGCGCGGTCAGTTCGGGGTATTCAACGTCGTAGGACTGGCTCTTGACGAAATCCAGCTCACGGGCGAAGAAAACAGATGCTTCCTCAGCGCTGTCGAAACGAGTGCCTTCAGAGGCGATGATCGCTTTCGCAATACCAGAGTCCCGAAGAGCTCTCGCCTCGTCCTTCTCATAGGATCTGTGCTTGTTTGCCATGTGTATTTCCTCCTGTTTTGAATCAGTTCTTGTTCAATTAGGCGTCGGCCTGATTGAACAGTTCGACGGGGGCGATGCCGTTCTCCACCGGGCCAAGGAAACGACCCCTGACGGCGACACCGGTTTCACTGCCAGCCGTGCCAGCGGTGTTAGTGAAGAAACCGGTTTCGTCGCCGGTCTTCACGACATACAGCGGATCGTCGTAGGCCACTTCTACACCTTCGGCCACACGAACGTAAACGCGGCCCCAACGGACCACACCGACGCCCGCGCCTTTCAGAATCCGGAGGTGGCCGTCAAGATCGTACTCGGTGTTCCGGTTGTTGTTGATAACGCCCTCGAAGGTGGCGTCAGCGCCGGTGTAGAGCTTGATCTGGGTTCCGGCGTTCGTGCCGGACATCGCGGCGAGACCCGGCTTCAGAACACCGTTCTCTTCCTCATTGATGAAGCTGTCGATTGCGTAGGGAGCGAGATCCACGAGGCCGCCCGCGATGCCCCTACCTGCGAAGTACTTATAAGCAGTCTGCATTTTGTTTCCTCCTGTGAGTGTGATTATTTCTTTTCCGCACGAACGCTATGACGTTCCGGCTTGCGATCCAGCTGCCGTTCGATCATCTTGTCACGCGCGGTTGCCGCGGAATCGGTGTTATCGAAGTCCTGAGAGTCCTTGTTGAACACCTTATTGAACATCTGCCGCTTCTGGTAGGCGGTATCCTTCCGGGGGTGTTTCTTCAGCTCTTTTACGCAGCAGTTGTACATACCGTTGATGTAGGCGTCACTCTTACCGTCGAGCCGGACAGAAGGATAAACCTTCTTAATGACCATGCGCTTCGCTTTGCGGAGGCTCATGGTTTCCAGACCGTCCATGTTGAGCCGCTGGCCTACCTTGGCGATGGCGAGCCGTCTTTGCACTTCTTTCCGAACAGCCCGGTCGATAGAATCCTGATTCAGACGCGGGTAGGATTCCTCCTCCTCATCTGCATCGTCGATGTCGGGATCGGTGAGATCGTAGTCGGGAAGTGCCTCTTCGTCATCGTCGTCCTCGTTATCGGGATCAGCGGAGTCCGGGTCGCCGAGGTCAGAATCGGCAAAAGCCGGATCCTCTTCCTCACCCTCGTTTTCGGTGAGATCTTCGTCAGCGAAGTCCTCGTCACCAAACGGGTCGGTGTCTTCCTCGTCGTCTTCCTTTACCTCTTCTTCATCGGTGAAGGGGGTGTCAGCGTCTTCGGAGTCGAGCTTGTTGTCCACACAGTCCTCGTCTTTCTCCTTGCCCTTGTCACCGATTTCAGCGGTCTCGGTGTCGGGGATGGGCTCCTGCGCAGAGTCGGCCTTCTTACCCTTTTCGAAGTCACGTTCAGCGAGAAGGGTGTCGATGATGTCACGATAATAATCGTGCTCCTCGTCGTATTCAGCGATGCTTTCCATGGCCTCATTAAGGTCCTTGGGGTCACCCTTCTCGTCGCGGAGATCGCGTCTGTGCTTCACCGCGTCGAGCTTCTCCTCAATGGGCCTGTCCTGACTCGGGAGCGGGATGCTCGGAGCCACGGGCTTCTTCGGGGGGAGCACCTGCGGCGCGGTATTCTGCGGAGCAGGAACCGGCTTGTCCGTATCCTTGTTCAGCTCATTCTTCTGCACATCGGCCTCGGGGTTTACAACCTCGGTCTTTGCGAGTTCCTCGGCCTCTTCATCAGGATCTTCGTCCTGATTTTCAGCGGCAAGCGCCGCCTGTTCCGCCTTATACTTTGCGATTGCTTCCTGCAGCTGTTCAGGGCTGAGGATGCCGTCGTTGTTGTATTTACGGCGGGTCTTCTTCTTGGCCATAGTCCTATGTCCTCCTGTTAAGATTGTGTTATCGGAACGGCTATCTATGTTCAGCCGCGCCTGATCTCCCGCCCTTGCCTCCCTGACAACGGCAAGATGGTTCACGCGGATGTTCCGCTGGATGGCATCATATTTCTGCCCTTCCCATTCTCCCGGTTCCTCTTCAAGGTCGAGGTTGTAACCGAGCGACAGTTCCTTGAATCGACAGTTTTTCAGGGCCTTTGTATCATGAATCATGATGTCAGCCCGAACATCATCCCCGTCGCGCTCACCGGCGCTGAGGATCGTCCCTATCTGATTTTCCTGAACATTGTCACGGTTAATAAGCCCGGCATCGTGTGTTATCACGATGGGCTTCCCTTTATAGGATTCAAGACTTTCAGGGTCAAAAACTTCCTCCGGGAGCCTCAGCTCCCGTCTGATCGAGCCATCTTTGTTTTTGTACTCGAAGATTCCGGTTGACGTCAGAATCGGTCGGTCGGACAGATAACCTTCATCCGTGTACGTTGCACGGGTTACGGGGAAACTGTCAAGCCGTGTGACGTGAACCAGCTTAGGCATGGTCTTATTCATCGGCTTCTTCCTCCGTTTCACCGTGGCCGATCACCTCGGCTTTCTTTTTCCAATCGAGCTCCCCCGGCGCAAAGACGCCGCCATCATCCGAATCATCGTTTTCGGTCTTCCGGGATTCCAGCATTTCACCCGTTAAGGCGACTGTCAAGGTTTGCAGGGCTTCCAGATTGGAGATTTGCAGGTGTTCAAACAGCTCCAACACCTTATCGTTATTGTGGTCTTCCAGCCGAGATATAACCTGCTCGAGCGCGATGACATCCCCCGCAGACTTAATCATCTGCTGGCAGATGGTTTCAATGACGCTCATTTCTTTCTCCGGCATCCGTACCACCTCCCTTCTCTTTCTTTGCCGTCAAAATAATAGCTTTCGATGGGCGGATCGTGAACCGATTTTACGACGCGTTTCATATGCGATATACCCCGCTTTACTTTCCGTATTTATTGACCTTGAAGGCCTCTTGCCAATCTCTCATCTTGTCCCGCTCTACCAGTTCTGGGATGCAGTGCTTCTTGCATTTCGGGTTGTCCCTCATGCAGATGCACACGGTTCTCCCTTCTTTGAAACGAA